CTCCCTTACAAAAAATCGTTTAACATACTTAATATACTGAGCAAGCAGCTATCCGGCTCAACTAGAGCTCATCGAAAACGACATCACTACTGTCAAAGAACACTCTTGTGGCTAGCGGGTAATATTCCTTAATTGTTACATCTCTGCCAGCCCCAAAATACCGTTCGAAACAATCCTTCTTGAACATTTTGGATCTTTTAATGATCAACTCAAGATCGGAAATAGTTGAATCCCGAATTGCATCTCCCATGACGTACAGGTGGTCAGCTCTGACATTCAACAAAACTGAAACAGATCTATTTATAGCTGAACGGATAGAATCTTTTGGATCGTCAGAATATTCATCCTTGTACTTGTTAATAATCTGACGAGCATTCTCGATCACAAAACGTGTCGCATAAGCCTCAAACCACCTAGGGGTCCTCGATAGAAACCGTATTATTTCAATCGCTGATAATTCTCGATCAAGCTTCCTCCTTACAATATTGCAATATGACTCAGTAAACCTAACTCTTTGACGTGTAGTCTTCTTAATCTGACCTGGCTTAAAGGACACATCAGTCAAATCTGCAAAGTCATTATCAACATATTCAATTGCCGACTCAAAAATATCTCCGCCAGTGGTTTCAAATTCAAAGAAATCTAGATCAAAATCGTCATCTTCTTTAGCGTCTACATCAGCTGCAGAAACTGATTCGTTAGTATCCACATCATCCCAGTTTTCAGGAATGATTCTAAATTCTTCGTATCTTGGCACCATCTCTATTTTAGTAGCAAGCAGGGGTATTTTTAAAGTGACTAGATCAATATCAAACGGTTTATCAGTAAATATCGATTCGATTTCTCCGAGGACACCTATCTTCCTATCACCATTCGCAATCAAGCTAGCAGGGTCGAATAATTGGGATGTTATGTCGTATACAGTGACAAATCGTCCCTCGATTATGCGTCCTAATGAAAAATTGCTATTGCTTTCAACTAATCCGCTAAAGGCAGAGGTAAACTCTATCTTTGCTGTAGTTATTACTTTGGCAAACTTGACAATAGAATTAGATAATATTAATGTACCAACTGGAATAACCGAGTACGGTGCAACAAAAATACGTCCTGACTCCATGTATATAACAGGTACATTTGAACTGGTCTTGATAGACTTCTCAAATAGCGCTGGGTTAACATCCTTGTCTAAGCATTCCCTGACACTACGGCATGAATCATCTGTAAAAGTGTTATTCAATAATACTTTCATTGGTATGGTGATATCTGGTGATGGACCCCATTCTTTACGATCTATTGTTATAGTCATCAAGCCAGCCCGAGTCTCTATTGCTAAATTACGATCCCCTCTATAAGTTATACCAACTTTGCAGTCACTACTAACGTCGTAGCTTTTCTTGACATATCTTTGCTCCTTGATGTACCAAACAGATAATGCATAACTATAAGCCTGGTACTCATCTTCATATTCCATACCAAGCTGCTGTGACACTATATTAGCAGCACAAACTAAAGCCTTTTTAACTTTATCATGCATTGGAAGGCTCATGAATATGGTTGGCGAAACAGATTTGAGCAACTCAGAAAAAGATCTACACACATGATCTAGCTTTGTCATAGCAGTTGGTATTGTAGATATTGAAGATGATGTAAATTCTTCAAGGAATCTAACTGCTGATTTGATTATTTCTTCTTTAGGCCTGTTGGAATTCTGTATATAGATGAGTCCACTTGACATTGAAACGGCAATTTGCTCAAGAGTCCTGCAATAATTCTCTCTTATCGAATCTTCCCGATGTGTTGATATTATTCTTCTTACAATGGAGTATTCAGACCCAGAATAAATGTTCCTAGTTACCAATAGACGGAAAAACTCGTCATCAACAAATACCCTCTTTACATTAGACAGAAGTGTAATTCTGGCACGATCGTTGGAGCGGAGTACGTTGACAGCAGTATTAAATGAGGCTCTGTCTGTTTCTGCATTAGAAAAACCAAATAAGAAGACAGATGTTTCTTCTACAGTTTCACGAAGGAATGTGAATCTAGATACTATTTTTTCAAAATCTCGATCTAAATAAGCCTTATTCTTAATCAAGTCTCGAGATCTAAATAAAGACTCTGGATACCACTTAGCAATGATTACGTTCAGAGGCTTATTCCTTGTTGAAATATTTTTCATAGCAATAACGGAGGAGCAGGTAGATCTTTTATACGATGCTTTCCTTGTTATGCAACGACCATCATCTCGTCCAAGCATATGACTAGATGAATACTCATGAAGCAAACTAAACGAATCATTCGACCCCAATAATCTGTCTATCTCAATCCGAGAGATAGAAATCTCATCTTTGTGTTTTGGATCCATTGATTCATCCGCATACTCTTTAACTGTATCCATAAATGATTTCAACATTTCTGGCTTGATCTTCGACTTCTCAAGATGAGGTCCAATGTAGCAAACCTTAGACGAAGACATTCTAGCCATTCTAATCATATTTGAGATATCGTTTTCATACGAAAAAGCGACCTTGGATTGGAACGAGAATACCCTATTACCCATCTTCAATAAAAAGTCATCAGCTGCAATCGGATCAACAAAAGGAAGCCATGGCTCGTTAAGTATCTTATCTTTTATGACTATAGGGTTTGAACCATATGTGTCTTCAAAGTGCCTTGTTATATTTCCAACTTTAGAATTCAATCGAACCATGTAGTTGAGTCCGATGGATGAAGATAATTCTTCTTGAGAATAATCATCAAGTTCTGCATCGACCATCAATGAATTCTTAGGAGATAACAATCTTAGCATGGAATTGACTGACTTTTCACTACCATTATCCAGAACCCTAGAAATAGCGTTGTGCTTAAGTCCTGTTATCATTTCAGAAATTGTTAGTATAGGAAAACCACCAAGTTCTACGGGGCAGAATTCTCGCTTGCAACCAAATATTTTCTCAACGTCTCGAGATTCATTAGTCCCAAAGTTGTATATTGAATCTAAATGGCGTCTAAGCGTCAATTGGAATAACAGACAATTCACTTCAGTAATACCATGTTGAGCTAGTGCGACAATACCATTAAAGCCAGAAGTAACATCTGTACCATAAGATATAGCTTTACAATTAGAAGAAAGAGCGCCGTACTCAATGTATCTTCTGCTAACAACAGAATCATCCATCAAAAAATTTGAGTTGTATTCACCGATTCGTACACTAGCGATACTCTTTTCACTAGACTTTTTCATGTTGAGAAGTCTTGATGCAACCTCTTCAATTTTTTCGAAAATCAAGACAGACCTGATAGTCTCAGCTCTAAATCTACTTTGGAACGCCGATATACTTTCATCCTTGATCTTTGCGATGCGAGCAGATCCAATTGTCTCTTTATCGTCGGAACCGACAAGAGCTTTAGTCGTAATTTGAATTCCATGAGTAGTTTCGAATGTATCCATAATTTTACGAGCTAGTTTTACCTTTGCAACTGCATTGACGGAAGAGCCAAGGTTGTATATTCCTTGCATCATTCCAATAACTAGAGAAAAGGTTATTTCACCACTTTTGGCAAAATCTTCATAGATAGATCTCTGGTAACTATCCATTGTTCCGGAGTCGTAAGCACTAGTCCAATGAGTAAAAATCTCTTTAGGGATCTCAATCTTTTTATCCATCATCTTCATTGAGGCGAATAGTACCATATTGAACAATTTTGGATCTATAGGATCTAGAGTCGGCCGCATAAGCATAGCCAATAAGAGAGCATTGGTGCTCGGTCCCCAACGGGTATGGTCTTCATTGAGGAAGAAAGTCTTAAACAAACAAACAACAGAAGAATCTAGATCCTCTTCTGATGTGAATTGCTTATTCAGGAATTCCTTAGAAATAGCCTCCTGCATGAAATATTTGGATGAAGCCTTAGAGATTGTTTCTTCCTCTAAGCACTGACAAATGCTTTCGGAAACTTTCTCAAAGAAAAAATTATTTACTCTTGTTTCAAAGTCCTGTATAGCTATCTCCCTTCCACCTTTTCCATATTGGTTTTTAGGGAAAAGCGTAAGATAGGCTTGAAACCATTTCTTTACTATATTCTGCACCAGTGGAATCGTTGAAGTTTCTTTTGTTTCAAAAACAAGGTCGGAGGTAAGCGTGACAGCCTTGCTTTTCATGTCACATTCTGCAAATCGAAGATCAGCACAACCATTCAACCATTCATATTCTTTAGCTCTACCTTTCATCACCGTTTTGTGTGTTTGTGGAACTTTCTTGATGACAGTTTTTTCTTCGATAACGAATGTTGGAACACCATCAATCATCCTCTTGACACGAACTTTCTTTGTTAGAGACTTTGAGTATTCCTCTGCAAGAGTGGTACTAAGCCTTTCTTTTACCATAGACTTGTTGGTTGCAAATTCGGATACAGAGCCTGAGAGCTTTCCGGACATTATACCTTTCTTAACTTTATTCAGTGGGATAGAATCTCGAATCAATTTACCAGCCAGGTCAACAGCCTTAATAGAGAAAGTAGTTAAACCAGTTCCATGTATAACATCATAGTTATAAGTAGAAGTCTCAGAAAACCCTCGGACCAAACTAGGATCTTTCGTGAAATTGTCATAATATTTTGCTGAGGACTCGGTCAACTTATTAAAAGCAGCAGCCATCGCATGATAACGACTACGAGTCTCCTTAGAAACTCCAGAGTAGACGTAGCACTCTACTATTGCTTCAGTTATATTCAGATTCGAACCAGGACCTAGAAGACGTGGGAACGAAGCTTTAGTAGCTAATTCTTCGGTATCCATATTGGTCAATGATACTTTACACTCTCTAGCTGAATCGAACCAATCAGTTATGCCATTGACAACCTTATGATAGAAGTATAATAATATTTCCTTCCTACAAGGACTATGCATTTTCTCTGTCATCTTGACTATTTCAGCTCTAATGCCATTCAAAGACATAAATACATACCTCAGATCCATTATCATGTCAGATGTGCT